ATCATTGATCTTGGCAGCTGCGTTATTCATATGCTGCACTAACAATTCTTGGCCACTATGGGCTAAACGGCCGTTACTTAGGGCATCGTGTAAATCGCTACAGGCTGTATAAAACTCCGCACCCGACACCGCTCCAGCCCACTCCCGCCTATCCCCGTCTCACGCCTACCAGTGGACCGAATGCACCGCGTCCGTCGCCTTCAAGGAGGCCAACGCCCACCGCCTGCCCAAGGACACGTCATCCGCTGCGTCCATCGAAGGGACCAAGGCCCACACGGTTTGCGAGAACATGGTGCGCGAGGAGCCTACTCCCGCCTACGCCACGCCCGACATGATCCGCCATGGACGCGCCTACGCGGCCTACGTCCTTGCGCAGCGTGGCCCGAATCCCGTGGCGTGGGGTATTGAGCACCGCGTCCGGTTGTTCTACTACCCCGCTCAACGTGGCACGGTGGACTTCTTCGCGCACAACGAGAACGGCGTGTTCGTCACCGACTACAAGTATGGCTACGGCGAGGTGGCCTCCGAGAGCAACCGCCAGATGGCGAGCTACGCTCGCAGCATCATCGAGAGCACCCTCGACTGGGACATCCTGCCACCCGAGACGCCCGTCACCATGACGATCTTCCAGCCTCGTCTGCCCGGCGACCCGCAGCCGTGGGTCATCTCCTACGGCGAGCTGGTTCAGTTCACCGAGGACACGATCACGCCCTCCGCGAAGCTAATCCTCGCTGAACCCGCGTGGCCCGTTGGCTGGGACAAGGCCGAGCCGCCACCCGGTTCCTCCCTCAAGTTCTCCCCATCCGACGCAACGTGTAAATTCTGCCCGGCTGCTGCCATCTGCGCAGCCCGTCACGCCAGCAAGAACGCTCTTATCCCCGAACTCGAAGACTTGCTGTTCGGCACCGCCGACACCCTGCCTGCCGTAGTGTCCCTCGAACGGATGGTGTGGCTCATCAACAACCGCCACATTGCCGACGACTGGTTCGACTCCATGCAGAAGCACGTCGATGGCCTCGTCACCGAGGGGACCAAAGTGCCCGGTCGCAAGGTCGTCCTGTCCAAGGGCGCACACCGCAAGTGGACTGACCCCAAGGCAGCAGGCGAACTGCTCATGGCGCTCGGCGTCCCACGCGAGGAAATCTACAGCGAGGAGATCGCCACCCCGGCGCAGGCTGAGAAGATGTTCTCTGACCGCACCAGCGACAACGCGCTCGCCCTGTTCAAGCTCATCACCAAACCGCCCGGCTCGCCCATCGTGGTGCCGGAGAGCGACCCACGACCCGAGATTGCGGTGAGTGAGGACGCGGTGAACATGATCCTTGACACCTGAAACACTTTGCCTTAGAAGCACAACGCCACGAGGCACTACACACAAACCGAAAACACACCATGAGCGCACCTAAAACACTGGGCCAGATCGCCCTCCGCAACGTCCTCCTCACCTACGTTCACGTCGATAAGCCGTGGGCCAAGCAGGGTGATCCCGCCGACAAGGCCAAGTATTCCTTGACCCCCGTCATCCCGAAGAACCACCCGCAGGCTGCCGCGTTGCAGGCTGCCGCCAACGAGGTCGCCGCTGCCAAGTGGGGCGACAAGCTGAACAAGAGCGTGTTCCCCACGTTCTGCGTTCGCGACACCGACCTCCCCACTGAGGCGAAACACCGCGCCAAGGATGGCTTTGGCTCCGGCAAGTTGTTCTTCAACGCTTCCCGTCAGCCGAAGGATGGTCCTCCCGCCGTCCGCCACGCCTCTACCGGAGCTGCCGTGCAACTGAGTCCCCTGATCAACCCCGACGTTTACCCATACTCCGGTGCGACCGGCGATGTGGTCGTCAAGTTCTGGGCGCAGGACAACGTCCACGGGCAAAAAGTCAACTGCGAGCTGGTGGCCGTCGTTAAGACTGGTGATGGCGACAAGCTGGCTGGCGGTGGCACCGATGCCGAGTCCGCTGTTGGCGACCTCCTCGCAGCCCCAGCAGAGGAAGTCTGATGCAAGTTACGGTGACGCCCTTCGCGGGGCGTCGCCTTTTCCTTTTCACAACACCCCACTACCATGCCAAAGAAAGCACCTAATCTGTCAGTCGGTCGCGGCGAGAAGTTATCCGTTGCCCAAGGTAGCGGTCTGTCCGCGAAGGGTCGAGCGAAATACAACGCCGCCACCGGGTCGAACCTGAAAGCGCCCACCAAGGACAAGGACAACCCGCGACACAAGAGCTTCTGCGCACGTTCTCGCGGGTGGACCGGCGAGCGTGGTAAATCCGCCCGCGAGCGGTGGGGGTGCTGACCCTTCGATAAGCCAAGAGAGTCGTGCCAAGGGGTCCATTGGTATCTCCTACTTTAGCGTAGCCGCCAGCCTGCGTGGTATCCTTGGCGCTGGCAACCCTTTCACACTGACACACGATGCCTGATACCTTTCATTTGGACCTAGAAACTCGATCCCTCGCCGACCTGACAGTCGTTGGCGGCTGGCACTACGCACGACACCCGAGCACCGAGATTCTGTGCGCAGCGATCCGGCGCAACAGCGAACCCACCCTCGTCTGGTCCCCCATCGAAGGGTTCGGTGATCCCGGCGCAGAGCAACTGCTCCGCGAGATGCTGGCCGACGACGGCCCCGTTTACGCCCACAACGCCACCGGCTTCGAGGTGCCCATGACTGAGCACGTTCTCACGCGCATGGGCTTCCCCACCATTGAGCGCACACGCTGGCGCTGCACGGCCACGATGGCACGGAGGGCGAACATACCTCCCTCGTTGGAGAAGGCAGCCGAGGCGCTTCGATTGAAGAATCAGAAGGACAAGGGTGGCTCTGCCCTCATCAGGCTGTTCAGCATCCCGCGCAAGGACGGCGGGTTCAACGATCCTCGCGATCACCCCGAGCAGTTCCGCGCCTTCCTCGAATACTGCCGACAGGACGTGCTGACCGAGTGTGACATTGCCGAGGCGCTCAAGCACTTCGAGTTGAAGGGTTGGCTCCTCGACATCTTCCACGAGGACATCAACATCAATGGACGCGGCATGCCAGTGAACCTCGACGGGCTGCGCAAAGCACAGGCCCTCATCGAAGCGGAGAAGGGTCCAGCGTTCGAGGAGTTCAGGCAACTGACCGGCCTCAACCCGACGCAGAACGCCGCGCTTCGAGGGTGGTTCGCCAGCAACGGGATGCCCCTCGACAACTTGCAAGCGGACACGCTGGCCGCGCTCGAAGTCGATCCGACCACCACACCCGGCAGAGCGATTGCATTGTTGCAGAAGCTCGGCTTCGCGGCGGTGGAGAAGGTGGACAAGATGCTCGAATGCGCCGGACCTGATGACAACTTCATCCGGGGGTCTTTTCAATTTTACGGTGCTCAGTCAACGGCTCGATACAGCGCCAAGCTCCATCAGCCTCAGAATTTCAAAACGCCTGAACCTTGGGCAGAAGAGATGACTGACGACATCTATCGCCACATCTGCGAAGGATGGAGCAAAGGGCAACTCGAAGCATGGTATGAGCGAGGCCCGATTGAACTTGTCGCGCAGTGCATTCGCCACTTCATCCACGACGCGCAAGGCCCAATGCTGTCGGCTGACTACTCAGCGATTGAAGCTCGTGTGCTGGCGTGGCTGGCCGGTGAAGAGTGGAGACTCGAAGTGTTCCGCACTCACGGGCAAATCTACGAAGCTGGTGCTGCTGCCATGTTCGGAATGACGATGCAGGAGTTCTGGGACCACAAGAAGCGCACTGGCAAGCACCACCCCATGCGGAAGAAGGGCAAGGTCGCAGAGCTTGCGTGTATAGCCGAGGGGCAGCTCGTGCTCACGGATCGCGGCCTTGTGCCCATCGAAGAGGTGACGATTCAGCATCTAGTATGGGATGGAGAATCGCTTGTCAGCCACGGGGGCGTGGTGTATCAGGGTATTAAGGAAGTCATAACCTATGAGACACTCACCGCCACACCCGATCACATCGTATGGACAGAGCAAGGGCAAATGCAGCTCGCTGACGCCGCCGCCAGCGGATCACGTCTCATACAGTCAGGAGCAGGTGGGAAAGCAGTATGGCTGGGTAAAGATTATAGATCCCGAGAGGCGTTACCAGAAGGGCTGGTCAGCGGTGTATGTGAAGACTCGTTGCATGGGATGCCATCGCGAAGCGTGGCAGTATCTAGCCAACCTCACGTCGGGAAAATCGAAGGGGTGTCAGCGTTGCTCCCAACCGCGTCGAACGCCGAAGTGGCTGGATCGGAGGGTCACTGCGATGAGGGCGAGATGTACGAACCCGAAGGATGCGGGCTACCACAATTACGGCGGGCGGGGGATCGAGTTCCGGTTTCCGTCAGTCCTATCGGGCTGCTTGTGGATTCAGGAAAACCTCGGGCTACATCGGAGCATGGAGCTGGACCGGATCAACAACGACGGGCACTACGAGCCGGGCAATCTTCGATACGCCACGAGATCGGGGCAAATGCGAAATGCCCGAACATCGAAGACAACTTGCTCCGACGAGGAGTGGGCGAAGGAGAAGAGTCCGTATGCTTACGTCACGACGATAAATCGCCTGCGAAAGGGTATCACGCGAGAGCAGCTAGTGAAGGACGCCTTCAAAGCTGTGAGGGATCAAGCGAAGTGCTGGGCACAGATCGAGCAGCGCCTACGCGAGCGAGGACATACGACATCCTGAACTGCGGACCCCTCAACCGCTTCACCGTCTCCGGCGTTCTCGTCCACAACTGCGGCTACCAAGGCAGTGTCGGTGCCCTCGAAAAGATGGGCGCTCTCGACATGGGCCTTACGAAGGAGGAACTCCCGGCGCTGGTCAAGGCGTGGCGTGCTGCCAACCCCGCCATCACTGCGTTGTGGAGAGCCTGTGACAACGCCGCGAAGCAGGCCATTGAGCAGCCCGGCGTCTGGTTCGACGTTCGCCTCGTCAAGATCGGAGTGTTCGCCGCAGCCGGTGCCCCCTACCTCTTTATCCGGCTGCCCAGTGGCCGGTGCCTGTGCTACCGCGATCCACGCATGGAGTGGGTCCGCATCCCGAAGCCGAAGGACGAGACACCGGAGGAGGAAGCCGAGCGCATGGCACAGGTGTCTGACGACGGGCGCAAGGGCTACCGCTTTCAAATCACCCACTTTGGCCCCGGCTCGACAGCCGGTGGCGCGAGGTCAGCAGTGTGGGGAAGGGCCACTCTCTACGGCGGCAAGATCGTTGAGAACATCACACAAGCCGTGGCCTTCGACCTCATGGCAAACGGCACCCTCGTCGCCGCTCGCAAGGGCTACCGCATCTACTCGCTCATCCACGACGAGGCCATGGCCGCGTGGGATGACAGAGCCACTCAGAGCATCGAAGACTTCCAGCGTTGCCTTGAGACCGCCCCCGCGTGGGCCGCTGGCCTGCCGCTCGGCACTAGTGGTGAGGTGGTTCCTTATTATCGCAAATAGTGATTGACGATACCGCAGTTTGGGGTAGGGTGCCTCACCATGACCGACATAATGCTAGACCTCGAAACCCTCGGCACGCGCCCCGGCAGTGTGATACTCACGATTGGCGCGGTGCGCTTCGATGAGAACGGAACTTATGAATCCTTCTACTCCTCCATATCACGCAAGGACTCTGAACGCTATGGGTTGCGCGTTGACCCGGACACGGAGGCATGGTGGATGGATCAAGGGCGGCAGGCCATTGACGAGGCTTTCTCCGGCACCGAGCACCCAGTCATAGCTCTCGACAAGCTCGCAAAATGGTTGCCGGATTATGGCGATGCCCGCGTCTGGGGCAACGGCTCCGACTTCGACAACGCGCTGTTGGCAGAAGCCTACGCGGTTGTCGGCATGAATCTGCCGTGGTCGTTTACCGGCAACCGCTGCTACCGCACGGTCAAGAACCTGTTCCCCGGCGTCACTGTTTCTTCTGTCGGGGTGCAGCACAACGCGCTCGACGACGCCACCTATCAGGCCAATCACCTCATCGCCATTTGTAAACAGCACAACCTGACACTCGCATGACCCCCACCCCCCTAGAACGTGACATCGAGAAACGAATCGCGACTTACGCCCGAAGCAAGGGATGCCTGTTCGAGAAGTTCGTGTCTCCAGCCAAGCGTGGCGTCGCCGACCGCGTCATCATTGCACCGGGCGGCGCTGTCGGCTGGCTCGAAGTCAAGCGGCCCGGTGGCAAGCCGACCGTGCTCCAGCATGAGCGCATGGACGAGAAGCGGAAGCTAGGCTGCATCGTCGCATGGTGCGACAACGTGGCTGACGGGCGCAAGTTTGTGGACTCGTTGATCGCCGCCGGGAAACTCTCAACCCTACAAACTGTATGACCGACGAAGAAATCAGGATAGCGATATCCAAACATCTAGGCTGGCGCTTTGCTGGCGACGCCGAGTTCGACGAGTACACGAAAAACTGGGGAAGCGCCGACAAGTGGTGCGCTCCGCCGGGGACAGACTTCACTAAGTGGAAGCCGGAGTACCCGTTGGTGGACCGCCCTCACCTTGTTTTCACCCACGGAATCCCGCGCTACACCGAGTGCCTGAGCGCGATGCACGAGGCTTTTTGTAGCATGGACCCGTGGCTGCAAATCGACTTCTCCAAGAACCTGCTGTCGGTGTACCGCAACAGGACGGGCACCGAGCGCACTGGTGCAGCGGTTGTCGATTTCTTGCACGCCGACGCCAGTCACTGGGCGGAGGCTTTCCTCCGAACCCTCAACCTGTGGAAGGACTGACCATGCCCCTGCTCACCAAAACCGAATATGCTGTTCTCACTCGCGCTGAATCCGAAGCCAAGGCTGCCCTTGGCATGCACACCGGAGGGCCGCACGAGCAAGAGTATCGCGACTTCCTGAAATCCCTCCGGCGTGTCATGCTCAAAGTGAAGCATGGAGACAGCATGCACGAGAAGATCGTTCGCCTGCGGAGGGCGGTACGCAAGCTAGGGATTCCTTTTGACTCGACCGACCCAATGCCCCGATGATCCGCCTCAAGCAAACCCTGCGCCCCGGTGTCTGCCGCGCCTACCGCTGCACCGCGAAGCCGCGCAACATCGCCACGCACCCCACGTCCACGCAACTGTGCGGCTCGTGCTACAAGGCGCAGTGGCGTGCGGCGAACCCGGAGCGTGCGGCGTTCGGCATCCAGCGTGACCACGCCCGCGCACGTCGCATCCCGTTCACCCTGACGTTCGAGCAGTGGTGGGCGGTGGTCGAGACGACCGGCTACATGGATGGGAGGGGCAGGTTGAGACACTGCCTCCACGTTGATCGCCTTGACCCATCGAAGGGCTACGAGGTGGGCAACATCCGCGTCATCACCGCTGCCGAGAACACTGCGAGGGACAACAACCGTCGCCGCTACGTCGATGCCAAGATCGCCGCGTGGCGGGAGGCCCACGACGCGGATGACTCGGGGCTTGAATGCACGGACACCGACGAAGACGAGAACCCTTTCTAATGACCAACGAACCCCAACACCATGCCATTCATTCTCTCCGACGCTCCCTCCATCGTTCGCTGCCTAGTCCGCAAAGAGTTCACGCAGAACCACACCAGCGGGCAGGGGCAGTACCTCAAGGCCCACATCCTCGGCATCCGCTGTCAGGAGGCGGCGAGCCTACAGTTCCAAGTCCGGTTCGACGAGCCTGAGTGCGCGGGTGCCATGTTCTGCCTGCCCATTCAAGCCCTGTGCTGGAAGCCGTGCGAGCTGCCTGACGTGGAACTGGTACAGCCGTGGGATACCTTCTCCTCGACCTTCACGGTGCATGAGTTCGCGCTGTGGAAGCGCGGCAACGCGCAGCTCCTCAACGTGCGCAAGATCGAAGGGTATCCCGAGCGATTGGACGCACGCTACTTGTTCACGATCGACTTCGAGGGCAACGCTTTGTCTGATGACGCCCAGCAGCACAAGCAACTCCACGTTCTACAGGTCGAGCAGGGCTGGTTCGCCGCCGTCCCGAACAACCGGGTCCTGAGCGTGGACTCCGCCTTCGAGAAACCCTGCGAAGTGCTTCCGCGCTTCGAGTCCCTTGAACACCTTTACACCGCTGAATGCCAGATCGGAGAACCCTAAACCTATGACCACCCTCACCTACCTCGCTGAACCCGCCATCCGCTCGTCCGCTCGCAAAGCAGCGGCGAAGTGGAACGACATCCTCACTGACCTCGTCGCGCTCAAGGAGGTCACATCGCAGACGCTCAACATCGTCATCCACTTCGGCAACATCGACAAGCAGAAGCACCCCGGCAGGATCGCCGAGTGCCGACACCACGGACCCGACAAGTGGGAAATCGTCATCGCCTTCGACGAGAAGTGGGCAACGACGTGGTGGCAGCGATTCACCGGCAACGGCCACAACCTTTACGTTACCATGATCCACGAGTTCGGGCATGTGTTCGGCCTGCCGCACTCCAGCAATGTCAGGCACGCAATGCACCCGGACATAGGCGGCGACGGCTCCATGTCGCGGGGCGAGGTGCAGTCGTATCGTGGGAAGTTCCTGCTCAACTTGGAGGGTGAGGTATGAGCCAACCCCTAGCACCCAAAGGCGGCAATGACCGCGTCTATACCCCGCCTGAGTTGGCGAAGAAAATCGTGAAGCATTTCGACCCGCAGCCCGGTCTTCTGCTTGACCCGTGCGCTGGGCCGGTCGGCAACCAGCCCTTCTTCGAGGCGATGCAAGACTACATCCCGTACGAGGCAGGCTACTCCGAGGCGCAGTGGTTTGAGATCGACGAAGGCCGTGATTTCCTGAAACACTCTTTCGAGGGGATGGTGTACTCCTACGATTGGATCATCACCAACCCGCCGTGGTCACAGCTTTGTGCTTTCCTCAAGCGCAGCATGGAGGTGTCCGACAACGTCATCTTCCTCTGCCTCGTGAACGCCTTCTTTATGAAAGCCCGGATGCGTGACATGGAGGAAGCCGGTTTCGGCATGAAGGAAATCCTGTTCGTCCCGACGCCCGAGAAGCCGTGGCCGCAGACCGGGTTCGCCCTCGGAGCGGTGCATGCGAAACGCGGATATTCTGGACCTGTAACCTTTTCGCATTTGCTATGACGCACCGGCTGACGTTGACACTCCGATGAGGCTGCGCTACATGACGAGGCCGCTGATGCAGGAACACCAACGGCCTCTAATCAATACCCATGACATTACCATGAGCACGACTCCCCCCGCAATACCCTCGAAGAAGAAACGCATCAACTGGAAAGAAGCCGCAGGCATGCGGTTTGGACGATGGACCGTGGTGGAGTTGACCGGGAAAAAAGGCCGGAACCACCTTGCCCGGTGTAGGTGTGACTGCGGCAACGAGAAAGAAGTGAACTCCCACTACCTATCTCTCGGGGAATCGACATCATGCGGATGCTACCGAAACGAGGTAACAGCGCGGCGTAACACCACGCACGGGATGGGCGTCAGGGGATCGCAGCACCCGCTGTTCGGGGTGTACCACGACATCCTAAAAAGGTGCAAGCACCACCCACGTTACAAAGACCGGGTGCAAGTGTGCAACCGATGGAAGCACGGCGCAGATGGAAAGACTGGACTCGAAACCTTTGTGGCGGACATGGGCCTACCGCCGTCGTCAGGACTCACGATTGAACGTGTCAACAACGATGGGCCTTACTCACCCGACAACTGCGTGTGGGGGACGCGCTTTGACCAAAGCAACAATCGCCACAACACCGCCATGCTTGAGTACGGTGGTGAATGCATGTCCATATCCAGATGGGCTATCCGCCTCGGTGTTTCGAGGAATACGCTGCGAGGGAGGTACGACAGAAAGTGGAGCACGGAAAAGATTCTGTTTTACAAGAATCCTAAGCGTGTATTGGAGGGCTGCGGCGTATGATCTTCACTCCTGAGGAACCACAATGGCGTATGATTCGCCACCTCGATACCCACCCGCAAGCCTTCGGGGCGATTGGGTGTGGAATTGGAAAAACGGCGGGGTGCCTTTACCACCTCAACCAGAGATTCCAAAACCTCGACTGCAAGGGTGTCCTCATCATCGCTCCGATCCGCGTTGTCAACTTGACGTGGCCGCTGGAAGTGCGGCAGTGGGAACAGTTCCGCTGGATGAAGGTAGCCAACCTTCGCACGCCACACGGTCGTCATGCTTTCCTCACCGGCTCTGCGCACATCTACCTCATCAACTACGAGGCTCTCTGCTCCCGCACGATTACGGTGAAGAAGCGTCGCGCCCCGACGCAAGAGGAGATTGCGCATCTCCGCGCCACGGGCGAACTACCTTACGGCTGCCAGATGTCGCCCAACCGGAAGAAGCGTGGGCCACTGACACCGGCAGAGCAGGAGGGACTGCGCAAGGGCGTGCTGTTCCCATGGATGCAGTTCTACGATGAGGTGGAGAAGAACTGCCCCGGCTTCGTGGAAGAATACCTCGAAGGGCGCAGCGATGCTCCGTTCGACACGGTCATCTTCGACGAGAGCACAAAGCTAAAGGCACCCGACAACAAGGGTGGCAATCGCCTGCGCAAGTGGTTGCGCGAGAACGCCGACAAGGTGCCGAACCGCATCGCGCTCACCGGCACTCCCGCGCCCAACAGCCTACTCGACCTGTTCGCGCAGGTGCGGTTGTTGGATGACGGCAAACGCCTCGGACCCAACTTCGAGATGTTCAAGCGGTCCTACTTCCACACGACCGACTACATGCAGCACAACTGGGCACCCAACGCCAACGCGAAGGAGGCCATCGAGCAGCGCATCGCTGACATCACCATCACCCTGCGGTCCTCCGACTGGCTCAAGGATGTCCCTGACACGGTCGTCGAGGATGTGGAGGTCAAGATGCCCGACCCCATGATGCGCCAGTACCGTGACTTCGAGAAAGAGCTGGTGCTGCAACTTGGCACCAAGAACATCACCGCAGCGAATGCAGCGGCCCTCGTCACCAAGCTACTCCAGTTCACGAGCGGCGCGGTGTATGATGAAGAGCGCAAGACGCACGACATCCACGATCTCAAGATCGCTGCGCTGCGGAAGTTGAAGAAGGAGATCAAGACTCCGCTGCTGGTCGCCTGCATCTTCCAGCACGAGCAGGAGAGAATCCGGCGAGCGTTCCCAGACGCCCGGTTCTTCTCCGACGCGAAGAGCGAGACGCAGCAACTCATGCTACTGGAGCAGTGGAACCAGCGTCAGATTCCCATGCTAGTCGCCCACCCCGCGTCCGTGGGCCACGGCCTCAATCTCCAGCGTGGCAGTTCCACGATGGTCTGGATGTCGCTCACCTACAGCCGTGAACTCTACGAGCAGATGATCGCACGCCTCGCACGCCGGGGGCAGCATGACGTGGTGACGGTTTACCGCCTCATGTGCCCCGGCACAGCAGACGACGCCGTGGCTACCGTGCTGCAAGAGAAGCGAGATACCGAGCAGCGGCTCCTGTCCGCCCTCATGCTCCTTGAGGCTGTGCGGGATGACGCGACGCTGACTGAGCGGATGACGAAAGTAGTTGACAATACCGCAAGTATTGCGCACCCTGAAACCCCATGAACACACCCACCCTCTCCCAGCTCGCCGACATCGGAGCGGCGGCTGCCTACGGCGCTATCGACGGAACCCTGCTTGTGGTTTTGCATGCCCACTCAACCTACGAGGAGCACCGCCCAGCCCGTGAAGCCTTCGTCCGCGCCGTGCTCGACGCGGTCGGCTACAAATTCCCCGTGGACCCCGAGCGCGAGGCTTTCGAGAAGTGGGCGGCTGGGCTGGTTTTGCCAGACAAACCGGGGGCCTTCGAGGCGTGGAAGGCAGGCCGTGCTGCCATGCTTGCGTCACAGGTGGAGCACGAGGTCGTGATGCCGCATCCTGACAGCACCAAACCCGCACCCAAAACCTTCGAGGCCCGTGGCCTGACGTGGTTCAAACACACGCCGGGCGATCCGTGCCCGTGTGATGGGGACGCCCGAGTGGACGTTCTGGAAAAGGTGGAGGCAGAAGGCAGCGGCTACATGGCTATCAGCAGGGAAGCCCGCCACTGGCGCTGGGATAAACAGAGCACGCGGTCCGATGTCGTCGGCTGGCGCTACGCCACCCCGCCCGCCGACGCCCCTTGACCTACCTTCGCCAGCGGGTATCATGCGTTCCGCATGGCCCGCACCCCAGCACCCGCTAACGTAGTCATCCAGTACGGCTTTAAGTGGCCGCGCCTTCAGCGTGTGCCCGCTGGGACCGACCCTGACAGGCTACAGGCCATCGCCATCGAGAAGCTGATTCTCGGCAACTACGCCATGTTCAAACGACGTGGTGCTCAACTGATGCCGTGGGAAGAGCACTTCATGCGTCTAGTGTCCTACATCTGGGACCGCCCGGACTCGAACCCCAACTTCCGCTTCCTCTGGAACCCCTACGCCATGCGAATGCTGCGAGGGGTTTCAGTGTATAACAACCTCGCGGTCGCCGGTCACGCCTCCTCCGGCAAATCGGATTTCTTCTCCGTATATGCCATCTGCCGCTTCCTCATCGGTGAGGAGCCGCCGTTTCCCGAAGGCGCGGTGATCGACGATGAGAAGCGGTTTGCCAAGCCCGACAACGTGAAGGTGTTCGTCACCTCCACCACACTGCAAGAATCTCGTGGCCGAATCTGGGGCCGCATCGAAGGGTATTGGAAAGAGGCTGCCCGCGTGTTCGGCGGTGAGAAGTACATGGACGGCAAGCTCGTGTCGTCCGCTGGCAAGATCGCCCACATCATGCCGGACGGCAGCCAGAACAAGCTGGCCGGTATCGAGCTGGTGGCAGGCGGCAAAGGGCATGACGGAGAGGCCAGCACAAAGATCGGTTTCAAGGCACGCCGGTTCATCGTCATCGCGGACGAGCTGCCCCTCCTCACGCACTCGTTCTACGAAACTGCCATTACCAACTTGCAGGCCAACAAGTTCGCCCAGTTCATCGGCATCGGAAACCCCACCTCGCCCTTCGATCCGTTCGGGGTGGTCATGGAGCCGAAGGGAGGCTACGCCACGGTGGACGAGACCATGGACGGCTGGGAGACGAAGAACGGCTACTGCATCCGCTTCGATGGGGAGAAGTCGCCCAACGTCGTCGCTGGCCGTGAAGTGTGGCCCGGCCTCCTGACGCTGGAGAAGCTGGAGAAGATTCGCGCCGACAAGGGTGAGAAATCGCCGGAATACTACCGCATGGTGCGCGGCTTCCTGTCGCCCGATGGTGAGAGCCACGCCATCTACAGCGGGGCGGAGATCACCTCGACCAATTCGCAGGCCAAGGTATCGACGTGGGTCAAGACCCCTACGAAGGTGGCGTTCCTCGACCCGTCATTCAGCACCGGGGGTGACGAGGCTCCCGTGTGCATCTGCAACGTCGGCACCTACTACAACCCGCTGTCGATGAAGAACGTCACCGGCATCGAGATCGTGGAGACCATCGACCTGATGAAGGGTATCGACGCCTCGAACAAGGATGTGGACCGCAACACGCAGCTCGTGAACGCCTTCCATGCCGCCTGCAACCGGCACGGCGTCGAGGTGGCAAACCGTGGCGTGGACAGCACCGGAGCGGGCGACCCGTTCGCGACGCTCATGGCCGGTGTCATGGGCCGCGAGTTCCAGATGGTCAGCTTCGGTGGGTCCGCCTCGGAGCGCCCCGTGTCCTCGACCGACCCGCGCCCCGGCAACAAGCGATTCGCCGACCGTGTTTCCGAGCTGTGGGGCGTCGGGAAAGACCTCATGCGTGGAGGCCAGATTCGCGGACTCGACAACGCCACCTGCATGCAGATGGCAGCCCGGCTCTACCGTCTCACTGGCAGGGATGTCATGGAGGTAGAATCGAAGAAGGACATGCGGAAGCGCACCAGCGGGAAGTCGCCTGACCGTGCTGACGCCTTCTTCGGCTGCATCGAGATCGCTCGTCGGCGACTCGGCCTCACGCCTAACGTGCGGGCTGCGGTCAAAGCCAAGGTGGCAGGACCGCCGACCGACGAGAGGTGGGAGGCACTGGTCGCTGCGACCTCTCCACCCAAGGGCCGGGGAACGTACACGGCCCTCGCCCCCAAGACGCTCGGGTCGTCGAAAGGTTGGGCAATCGCACCCCGAGCACGGATTTAGCTTGACGATAGCGCGAGGAGGGTGGAGGGGTGGTAATGCCCTGCTACGATGGTGGTTGGCCCACTACTCTTTACCCACACGAAGAACTCGATACCCTGCGCAAACGCAATGGGCTACTCGGTTCCATGCTGTGCGCCATCTGCCGCAAGTTTGAGGAAGGCGCTGATTTCGCTGTCGCCGACATCCCGAACCTCGTCGAGTGGTGGGAGAGCCACAAGAAGTACGACGCCTTGATTTCCGAGTATGAGCGTCACGAGAAATTCGGGGTGCCGATGACAAAAGAGCAGCGTGACGCGCTGCACGAACACCGTAAATACGCTGTATGAGCAACGAAATGTCCAAATCCCACAACGCTCGCTACCGCAACGGTGATTACGAGCGCATCCGTGGCCGAGTCCTCGACATCGGCTGCGGGCCTGACCCGGTCAAGCTACCACCGCCCCACACCGTCGTTGGGTGGGACATGCAGGACGGCGACGCCCAGTATCTTGCAACCCTCGACGACCGTTCCTTCGACACCGTGGTCTCGGCTCACTGCCTTGAGCACATGACCGACGTGCCGGTGGCCCTGTCGAACTGGGGCCGAGTGCTCAAGGACGGCGGCTACCTCTACGTCCTCGTCCCGTCGTGGACGTTCTACGAACGGCACCAGTGGACCTCGCGATACAATGACGACCACAAGGCGTCCTTCGATCTGATTGATCCGTTGCAGCGTCCACCGCACCCGTTCTACACGTTCCGTGACATGCGACGTATCGGACTCGAAGCGGGGCTGACGCTCGTCGATGCCCGGCTTGAGCTTGACCAGTATCGTATCGACCTCACATGGGATCGAGACCTTGACCAAACGCAGCACGGTGCTCTGGCGCAGTGCTGCTTCATCTACCTGAAAGCATGACCCCCCTCCCCGTCATCATCTACCGCCCGCCGACTCAACGCAGCGCCGTTGACAATCTAGTGTCGTTCTGTTCCGAACTGGACGGCACCCGCGTTGAGAAGTTTGCGCAGCCCGAGCCTACCGGCCTCACCTACCCCGGCCTCCCGAACTGGTCGTTCAAGCAAGTCGCGAAGCACATGAAAGGGAAAGACTTCTTCTGGCTCGAAGCGGACTCGATTCCTCTACGAAAGGGGTGGCTCGCCGCCATCACGGCAGAGTGGCAGAACGCCAAGCGGTATGGCTGCCACATGATGTGGACCTCCGACTACAACGCACCCCACGACCGCATCGGCGGCATCGGTGTGTTCAGCGCAGAGATCGACGACATAATTCCTGACGGCATCACGCATGACGGGTTTGACGGCTGGGTGGTGAGCAACTGCATGGGCCTTGTCCACCGCACCCCGCTCATCCAGCACCGCTACGCGTGGTATCAGAAGGACGGCGACATCAAGCGCCATCACGAGTTCCCGCCAGACCTCGGAGTGATCCGCCGTGACGCGGTCATCTTCCACAAGGACGCCAAGCAACAACTCATCCAGTGCGTGAAGGAGGGGTTGGTATGAAGGAGTTCCCCTTCGGCGTTGAGCACATCGACAACGCCATTACCGCCCTGACCAAACTCAGCGTTCACTGCGCCGGGCTGCTTGAAGCCAACGACGCCCTTGCTGCCAAGGTCGCGGAGTGGAAAGCCCGCGCCGAGAAGGCGGAGGCCGCGCTCAAAGCGGCGGAAGACGACCGACACCTCACAACCTCATGCGTGTAAAACTCTCCGGCGATCTCGGCGATGCAGTGTTCTCACTGCCCGTCATCAAGGCTCTCGAAGGCGGGCCGCACGACATTCTGTTCGTGGACCGCCGTCCGCATGTCGCCCCGTTCCTTGAGCGCGAGAGCATCATCCGCCCTCTCTATGAGTCGTGCCCTTACGTTCGCAGCGTGACCATTGACGACGGCCCCTGCGACTTCGACCTTGCCGCCCTACACCCTCAATCGTGGGGCACACTCTGCGGCTTCCGTCGCTTCCACTCGTGGCGCTACACGCTGGCCCATGCCCAGCGCCTCGAAGCCGAGAAGCAGGGGTTCAGCATGGCGGCGTTCGACCAGTCCGCAGCGTGGATCACGGCTGATCCAATCCAGCACGACCGTATCCCGATCCACCGCAGCCCTCGTTACAACAACCCCTACTTCCCGTGGAAACAGATCGTCGAGCACTTCGGCGACCGATGCGCGTTCGTTGGGTTGGCGGAGGAGCACACCGCGTTCCAGACTCACGTCGATCGGAAAGTGGACCGCATGGCCTTCCCCAACCTCTACGAACTGGCACGGTTCGCAGCGGGGGCGGAGGTGTGCATCGGGAATCAGAGTTCCCCCAACGCCGTGTTCGAGGGCCTCAAGGTGCCGCGCATTCAGGAGACCTGCCTGTGGCAGCCCGATTGCATCTTTCCCTTCGATGGGCACAACTGGTATGTGGCTGACGGTGGCCTGCGCTACCATGACCTCGTCATCCCGCCGTCCGCTTCACGCTTCGCTGACCTCGACACCTCTGTCGTCCCTCGCGGGATGTGGCAGTATGGCGAGTACCGTGAGACCGTGTTCGCGATCCTCCTCAACAAAGTAGCCCGTGACGAGGGCACCACGCCCGACGCCGTCCGGCAGAAGGTGTACCTTGCCAACTGCGAGCGCGTGCCCGATTTCTTCCGCAACCGACAAACCGAATCCGAACTCCAACGCTACCGGGTGGCGTGTGAGAGCGTCGGCTACCAACTCCCCGCACCATGAACATCGCCATCCCCGTATCCGCCCACGACAAGCACCTGCTCCCGACCTTCGTCAAGGTGCTCCAGCACTTCGGAGGACTCGAAGACACGCCGATCTGTTTCTTCGCTACCCCGTCCGCCAAGGCGGAAGCCTACGAAGCTGCCACCGCTCTTAACGCCACCGTTCACACCTTCGAGGTGGACTTCGCTGGCGGCTGGCCGGTCGCCTCGGGTTCCCACTTCGCGGCCACCGTCTTCACGCTGCCCAAGATCGGCTGGAACGCACCGTGGCTGTGGATGGAACTCGACATGCTGCCCGTGCAGAAGGGCTGGCTGCAATCCCTGCGCAATGGCTACCAGCTCTGCGGCAAGCCCTTCATGGGCAACGTCGTGCCGACCGCGTGGGTCGAGGATGGCAAGCTCGTGGTGAAGGAAGACGACGACATGATGATGGGCTGCGGCGTTTACCCTGCGAACATGCACGCCGATGAGCGATTCCGCCCACTACTGGCCGACCTCGTGAAGCCGCCACCCCGCAACCCGAACACCCCGTTCGACTTCTACCTGCGCCACCCGATGCGCCACGCCGGGTTCGCCGACACCAAGCTCATCGCTGACATGTGGCAGACCTGCGAATACAAGCGCACGGGGAAGGGCATCACCTGCAAGCCGGTGTCCCTCGACAAGCCACGCCGCGAGCGCGGTGGTCTGGTGCCCTCCGAAGCTGTGATCGTCCACGGGTGCAAGGATGGCACGCTGGCGGAGTTGGTGCTGTCGAGTAATCGCAGGGAGCAGGTAAGGGGCACCGTTGCCGCGTTAGCCGCCGACTCGGAGAAAGCCCCGCTGCTGGAGAAAATGCTGGAAGCGAACCTACTTCCACCGGCTGCGGAGATTGTGAACCAACTCAAGCAGGGAAACGCCGACCCTACAAAACGATTGCCACTCCCTTTGGTAGCGCACATAACCGAGCAGGTTTCCGAGCAGCCAAAAGAGGTGCCACACCCAGACGACGCCCCGGCTCCGCTGACGGACGGAGACGTGGTCTTGGAGGGCATGAAAAACTTCGTCGGCGAGCTACTCGACCGCGCATACCCTCCAACGGGGAACGTGGCTTTGAGTAGCGAGGACTTCGAGGCCGCGAAGAAAGCCGCAGTCGTAAAGACGGCTCAAGAGTACCCCGAAGAAGCCAAGCAGGCGTCCGCTCCCGAGGATAAGTACCTCCCCGCGCCAACGGTGACGGACGCGAACGGCACGCACACCCTCGATGTAGCCATCCTGAAACCCAAACCCACCCGCACCACCGTCGAGGCACTACGAAAGTCGAAGAAGGGCGTGGCGGTGGAGATCGCACGGGCGCTGAACCTCTCGATTGGCGATTTCGCCAAACTGTTGCCGACTCTCGGCTACGTCATCGCCAAAGGCGGGAAACTCAAAAGCACTGTGTAGCTATGACACTCGAAGAAGCATTCCAACCACATCTTATCAACCTGCCCGGCTTCTTGGACGTGCCCATCCTGCTCAAGCCAGCGGACTACGCACAAGACGTGGCAGACGCCATCACTTTCCCCGGCCACCAGAACCCGCGACACCGCCGCTGCAAAGGCATTGGGTATGTGTCCGAGGACTTCAAAGAGTCGGAGTTCGACGCCCTTCCCGACCACGTAGGGTTGCAGGTTGACTGGGCGTACGACCTCTTGCAGAAGGTAAAGCCGGAAGTCCGTAAACTCATCGAAGGGATCACGGAACTACACTCTGCGGACTGGCGCATCTCCCGTGTCCCGAGCGAAGACAAACGCCGAGGAGTGTTCCAGTTCGTGGTGTTCATGTACATCAACATCGGTGAAGCGTACACGGTGCGCGACAAGCCTAGCGACGAGGAGCCTCAACCCGAACGCTCTACGGAGCAGAGGCAGACCGACGAAGAGTTGGTGCAGCAAATCGCGCGGAACCGCTTTCTCGACACCCTATGAACACCGAACCCCAACACCTCTGGTTCCCTGAACTCGGCTACTTTGTCGTAGCCACGCCCGGCGACAGGACCGACGAAGGCAGGCTATGCGTCGTCAGCTTCGACATATACAAGGCTTACGATGTAGGGGATGGGATCACCTTCGACGGGTGCCCTCCTTCGCAGGAGTATGAAGAGTGCGAACCGACCGCATCGGGCTACGTCAAGTTCGACGGCTGCTCTAACTGGAAGTTCGGAGGGGAGTACACCCACATCCACTTCTGCGAACGCGACGACCCGATGAAACTGGCAACGGCCATGGCTGCGTGCCACGATCACGCGGGCGAGTTGTTCGGTGGATTCGCTTAACGCATCCAGCACCCGCTCCAATACTCCCCCGGATCGACACCCAGCTTGGCGTCAACCGCTCGGAGCGCATCAAGGGCGTAATAGGTCTTGGAATCAAGGTTGCACTTGCACACGGTGCAGGAGCGTTTGTGAAGTTCGGCAGCCCGGTGAAGCCTGCGCCCGGCCAGCAGGTCAGTCAGCTTCGCGGTAAGCCAACCGCACGGGGGCACGCATGAGGCTGGGCCGATCTTGGGACAGGTCAGGCAGATGTCGGCCCTACGACGGTGCTCTTCCTCGCTGACCATCGCCTTGTCCTGCTGCTCGATGAGTGTGTTCACGAAGCGTTTCAACGCGTCACCTGACACCCACGAGTCTGCTTCTCCCTCTGCCCGGCAGTCGAGATTCTCGTTGGACCTGCATATCTCGTCGAGCACCACGCGGTCCCATCCAGCTTCGATGGAGCGGCCGTTGGCGATCCTCGATTTGCGGATGCTTTGCAGCAGCACCGTGAGGTCGGTCTCCTTGTGCGGGATGCCCGTGAGCGGGTCGGTGTATCGCCAGCCACCACGGGGCACGGAGGAGGGGTTAGCGGGGCGCTTCATACTGGGGTGGCTGCTGCCGCCAGTGCGTTCTGTGCGAGCGCGTAGCCGGGCTTCAGACCCCCCGTGAACAGCCACTCGGAGGGGGTTTCATCACCGCCGCCGACCTTCTTACAGTTCTCATGCCCTTCGAGTTTGACTTCCCTCCATGCGGAAGGGTCAGCGTAGGTGGCAAGCACGCGCATCGGGTCGAAGGCGTGGCCGCGCAGGGTGATGGCGAGAATGTCGGATTCAGTGTAGGGTTGCGGTGTCATTGTGCGGGTGGGGGTTGATAGGGTACAGCTTCGACCATGGCGCGGCGTCGGGCAAGCCCAACCTGCTTGTCGATGAGGTTCTGCACGGCCTTCCGTTGCTGCTCGGTCTTGACGGCGGGTGCCTGCTTCATAATGCGCTCGACCGCTGACTTCGTCAGTTCGCCAGCACGCTCGCGGAAGTTGTAATTCTGCTCTGGCGTGAACACGCCGTTCTCCATCGCCTGCATCTGCATCGCTCGACGCTTGAAGCGGTCGCGCTCTGTCGGTGGCAGGTATTGCCCGATGGTGACGGTCTCATCCATGCCGGGGATGTAGAGCTTGTTGCGGGTGAGGTAGTCGGCAGCGGGGTGCGGGCGGCGCTGCGTGACGAAGCGACTCAGCACTGCCACGCCATCCTGCATCACCGGCTCACCGAAGACGTTCAACTCGGGCTTGGTGCCCCACGATTTGACAACGGGGATGTCCTTTATCAGGGCGCTGGCTACATCGTCATTGCTGATTTTGGTGTTGTCGAACATCCGGCTAATGTCTCGAAGAGCACCCTGCGCAGGGATCAATCCCTTGGCCGCGTTAATCGGTATGTCGGTGTACTTCTTCCCGGTCGCTTTGAACATGATTACGTCGATGGCGGTGTCCACGTTGGAGAGAACACCCTGTGTCATAAAACCCTTGAGACCGAGCATGGCGGAGTAGCCGATGCGGTCAAGGGTATCCTTCTCCTTCATGTTGCCGTAACGCTCGGCGTCCAGTGCTGCGCCGAAACCGGCAAGCACCATCCCGAACGGCCACTCGGCATAGCGGTAGTAGGTGTCGCCGATCTTGATGGAGAAAGGAACCCAGCCATCGGGCATCTGGTCCCGCTTGTTCTTGTCCGTGGGGCCGAAAGCGCAGAGCATGAAAGACACTTCATCGTCATCGTCGTCCATGTTGGCCTTCGCAGCGACGTAGGCAGCAGCGGAAAGAGTGAGGCCGACGAAGCCTGCCATCGCACGCTCACGGGCCTCGGTTTCGCTGAACATGGTAGCACCCTTCACGGGCGCGATGCCGGGCATGCCTTTGCGGCTCCAGTCGATACGGGCATCGGAGATGTGCATGCCAAGCGCCCACCGAACGATGCCGAGGCCGGTGTAGTCCAACGATTGCTCAAACAGGCTCGAGACGATCTTGTTGTAGGGAACGAGCATCTGACCGAGGGGGAACCCGGCGACGTTGAGTTCCTTCTGGAGGACGGAGATAAGCTTGCTGATGAGTTTGCCCGACCCCTCCGGCTCCTGTTGTAGCACCATGCGGAAGGCAAAGCGGTTGGCCGCAGTGACGGCTTCGGGGTTCACCTCAACGCGGGCTTTGTCGATAGCCTCGTAGGCCATGCGCGTCATCGTCAGCATGTCGGCGGGTTGCCCCGCCTTCTTCAACTCGGCTTCGGCGTCCTTGAGCGCAGCCTCGAACACCTCGGGTCCGCCACCCAGTTGACGGATAAACTCAGCGTTGGCCTCCTCTTTCGTCATGCCTTTCTCCTTCGCCGTCTTGCGGGCGGTGCGGGAAGCGGCGAGGTGGTACATCCCTTCGCGGGCGCTGTTCCAGAACAGGGTGTCGATGGCCGACATGACGCGGAACACCGCACGCATGCGGGTGCCGAAAGAAGCGATGTAAGCCACCCACTCAGCAGGTGTCGATGGCCCTTTGCGAAGGAGCACTTCGAGAGCGTTGGCGATTTCCGGGTTGTCGAGCTTGCCGACTTTGAACTGCCCGCGAACCTGCTCCGGCTCGTTCTTGGCCCACTTCGAGAAGGAGCCGAGCGCGGCTTTCGACTCCATCGCCCCCGCCCGTAGGCCAGCGCCGAGAGCACCTCGAAGGTAGTTCGCGAAGTCCTCGGGGTGGCTGGTGAGGAACAGGAAGAAGGACCGAAGGCCCATGTTTGCCAAGTTGCCAGTGAGCCCGATGGCCTGCGTCGAGAGACCCGACAACCAGTTAGCGTAGAGAGCGGACAGCAGCATATCGCGAGCAGGGACGCCCTGCACCAGCGCGACGTAGTTCTGCAACTCCTGCTGCTTGTCCACGCGGGCAGCGCCTTGCGGCAGCTTGTTGATCTCTGTCACCATGCGGCGGATTTCCGCCTCCTGCTCGGCGGTCATCGGTGGAAAGTCGAACGCTTCGCCAAGAGCGTCGTTGAACGCCTTTGAGTCGAACGCGCCGGTCTTGCCAGCTTCGAGCAGCACGCGGAGGAGACGCGGGATGGCGGACTTCGCAGCGCGGGTCTTCGGTTTGAGTGATTCCGTGAGACGCTTCACCGCGTTGGCCTCCGCCAGCTTCGCGAGATCGGCACGCACGGTGCCGGAGATCGCGTCGAGGGCTTCTGCGGTTTCCTTCTCCACGCCGAGGGCGACGAGCTTGTCGATGAATCCCTCAACCGGCGTCTTGATGTGCTCGCCAATGAGAGTGGTGACGGGATTCGGTTCAGCGCCGGGGCGCTGTGGCCCAGCCATCTTCTCGTTGAGACGCATGAGGGCGCTCTCAGCCACGCCGCGATTGCGGAGCGCGGCAAGCATGTCCTTCCGGCGCTCGGCAACACGGCGTCGTGCTTCCACTCCAGCGCGGTAGGCGAGCCATTGCACGCGCTTCGTCTCAGCGATGAAATCGAAAGCGGCACCGACTTCGGAGCGCAGCATGTCGAGGTTGGCCTTGACCGTGCTGTCGGTTGGGTCCGTCAACAGAGCACCGACCTTCGTCATCACGGCATCGACCACCTTCGCACGGAGCGCGGCTGGCTTCTGTCCTTTGTCGAACATCTCGTTCCACTTCACGCCTTCACCCTTCAACTCGGCGTTCACCGCACGGCGAAGGGTAGCCTCGTTGGCGACGTTGGTGTACATCTTCGAGGTGGCTTCCTCCCACGCCTGTTGCAGCGTGGCACGGCGCTCGTCGTCCTCGATCTTGGCAAGCTCGTCCTGCATCGCGGCGTCGGCTGCGGCGATCTTGTCAAAGCGAAGTGGGTCGGCGCTGACCGAGCGCACCAGCTTGTCGATGTCAGTGGCTTGGACGGTCTGGTTGTCGGCGACAAGGCCACGGGCTTCCATCACTTTGCGAAGCATCGAAGAGAGCGCGGACTGAATGGACTCGTCGAACTCGGCCAGCGGGCCTTTCGGGTCACGCGGACCTGCCATCATCTGAAAGAAGTCGCGCACCAGTGCTTCACCGCCTTTGGTCATCCGGTCGCGGATACCCGCTTGCGGGAATAGCTTGTCGATGAGTGCGGCTGCGTTCTTCCGGCTGGGCATGAACGCTTTCAGGGCGGCAGCGATGGCGAGGCCACGGTCAGTGGCACCGGCTTCCTGCATCATGCGCCACAGCTTCTCAATCTCGCTCATCACGTTCGTCGCGCCGAACTGCTGCTCGGTCGCCTCGTTGACCTTGCGCGTGCGAATGCGCTCCTGACTGCGGAGGAAGCCCTCGGGCGTGAGACGGGCGATGGCGTTCCAGATGTTCAAGGTGCGGCCAGCCTCGGAGGCCATCTCCATAAGTGCGTCGATGGTGGTAAACTTGAAGTTGGCGAACCCGGCAGGGTCGGACTCCAACACCCCGGAGGCGGATGCCGTCATCATGGAGTAGTCGTCGAGCTTCACCTGCGAGTCGCTATCGAGCTGCTCTAGGTCAGCGAGCACGGAACCCTGCTGCGCCATGAGGTCGAGCGCGACAGCCTTCGTGCTCAGAGAAAGGTCAGGGTCTCGGAGGATCGCATCTCGTGCATCTTCGAGCACCTTGATCTTGTCCTTCGATTGGCTGGCCTTCTTGTATCGGGTGATCGCTTCCTGCGCTTCCTTGATAACCTCGCGGTGGGGCTTCGCCTGCTCAAGGCCGATCATGCCGGGATACTTGCGACTGGGGACGGTGTCGCGTGGCGTGGCGACACTCTGCCCAAACGCCTGCTTCGAGGGGTCAAGCCCGCGTGCAACGGCAGCTTCACCGGCAGCGATGATGCGGGCAGCGGCGAGGCGTGCGGTGCGCTGGTCTGGCATCGCGCCGAAGAAGCGACGGAAGGCGTCGATCACGGCGTCCATGAACGCTTTCCACTTGGAGGGCGACGTGTTGGCGCGGACCTCTTCAAGGAAGCGCACAAGCACCTCTTCGTTGAGAACGCGGTAGTCGTAGCCAGCCTCCTTCATGCGGTCGGTGATGCGCGTTCGCACATCGGGTGGCATGGAGGCGGACAACCCCCGCCATGCGTCCTGCACACTCTTGTCGGAGAACACGGCATGGGCCATCTCGTGCTCGGCCTTCTGGATGAGCAGCTCCTCGCTGTCCATGAACTTGAGGTTCAGCGAGATCGTGCCTCCGCGTAGCTCGGCATCGACTTCCACCTCACGGTTGCCCATGCGGCGAGGGGCCATCACTTCGATGTTGAACTTGTCGGCCACCGCTTTCCCGAACCGCTTGGTCAGGATGGCGCGTGCCTCGTCCGGCGTGAACACGGGTTCGGTGGCGGCGGTGGCGTCGGTAGCCGCTGGCGTGTAGTCCACACTCTGCCCCCGTGCGGCCCGCTGCGGAGTCTCGAACAGGGCGAGCGTGGAGGCGAATGACTGGTCAAGGATGCCGCCCTTCTGCACCTTCTGGCCGGTGACGAGCTGCGCGATAGCACGGAACACCTCAGACAACGCACTGCGGAACTTGGAGCCGGGGGTGCCGGGCGTGAAGGTGTCGGGAATCCCTGCGATGAAGTCTTGGAAGTCGGGGCGTGTGAAGAGGGCGGTAATGAACTCGTCCACCGTGCCAAGCTCGTAGGAGAACTTGGTCGCCTTCTGCTGCATGCCCGCGTACACCTTGATCCTTTTGCGGAGGGTGTCGAGCGCCTCGACGGCCTGCGTCTCGATCTCGCCTTGCGGATCACGGACCTTGGCGAGCGTGACGTGATGGAGCGCCTCGTGGAGTAGCACGCTGACGGCATCCACCTGACCCCGGCCAACGAGTCGCAGGTTGATCCCGATCTCGGTGATGCCGTTGTCGTTGAGGTAGTAACCGGCGTACCAACGCCGCCCGTCTGCCTCGATGCGCAAGTCAACGCCGTCGTAGTTCTGGTTCTGCAACGCCCGAGCCACGGCACGCAGCATTTGTGGCATGGCGGTGTCCGAGGCAATGCGTGCGAGAGCGTTCTTGATGACAGAGCCAGCGCCTACAGTGACGCCGGGCTCGGTGGGCAGGCCAAAGCGGGCAGCCTTGCGAGCGTTCTGCTCTTGCGTGTATTTGTAATTCGGCTCCTCGGCAACGGCGAGAACGGGGCGCTGAATCTCGGAGGTGCGCAGCACGATCTCCTGCTCCTTCTTCCCGTTCCAGTTGTAGGTGACAGTGGCGCTGCCGCCACCGCTCACACGTTGGATGGTGCCGATGACCGGCTGGCCGTTGACCTTGAACGTCACGGTCTCGCCAGCCTCGAACTTCGGACGGAGTGGACCGGCGAGGGGAGTGGGGGCGGCAGGCGTCTCTTCGATGGGTTGCTGCTGAACTTCCGCAGCCGGTGGCGTGGGTGCCTTCTTCGGGCGCTTCGGTTTGGTGGGCTTGGGGGCAGCGATGCCCTCCACAACCGGCGCTTGTGCTGGCTCCGACCCAGCGACTTCGGGTGTCCCCGACGTTTTCCCAACTTCACTAACAGGCGCGATTGCTTCGGGCGTAGCAGGGATAGCTGGTGCAGCGGTATTGTCAACCACTTCCGCAGCGAAAGGGTCGTCCGCAGGCGCGATTTCCGCACTTGACACCACAGGCTCTTGAGGAACCGTATTTTCGGTAACGTCGGGACTCGACCCTCCCGCCGCAGGTGTCACTTGACCAAGGCTGCCCCCGTCGCTCTCAGCCGGAGCGACGGGGGTTTCTTGTGCGGGGGTAACGGCGACAGGGGGAATGGCAGCTTGGAGCCCAGCGGATACCTCGCTCGGGGCTTCACCTCGCAGCTTGGCAGCGGCCTCGGCGATGACGGCGCGATTGCGCTCGGCACCCTCGGAAAGGGCTTCCGCGTCAGCGATCTCCGTCATCGCCTTCGTCACCTGCGGGGCGAACGAAGCAGAGGCCGCGACGTTGTTGTTCAGCGGCGTGGTATCGACGGTCTCTGTGGGGGTGATGACCTGCTCAAGGCGGATGTCGCCACGGGCATGCAACGCTTGCAGCGTCTCGGGGTCGTCATAGAACCCGGCGAGGGCGTCGGGGGAAATGGGGGAGCCGGGGGGAATGGAGACGGTGTAGTTCTGCCCGTCGAGGGTGACAGGAGTTCCGACATCTGGGGTTGCGATAGGCGCGACTTCACCTTCGTCGGTGGCTGCGACATTCGCAGCGACACCGGCGGTGGCATCCGGGGCCGGTTGGACGGGCGGCGGGGTGGCGACAGTGGGGATGCGTGGAGTCGTGAGCCGGTTGAGCGCACCGAACATGCCGCCACCGACAGCGCCGAGAGCAGCGGCTTCACCAGCGCCTTCGAGGAGGCCGGGGGTTTCCGTGCCGAGCGGAGCGAGAGCTTGGGTGGCGATGTTGCCGCCGACCTGAGCAGCGACTTCTTCGGCCCCTTCGGCGAATGCCGCTTGCCGAATGCCGGGCGCTCCTTGGACCGTTTCGCCGAGCAGCCGACGAGCGGCTGCCGTTTCAGCGAGAGTGCCGAATGGGAGAGCCTCGCTACCGAGTTCCGTGGCAGCGCCAGCCAGTGTGCGGAGGTAAGCGTCAGCCCCTTCGAGGCCGTAGCGTTCTGCCTCCTGCGCTCCGCCAGCGGCTCCTTGAAGCCCGGCTGAAAGGTAAGAGGCTGCCTTGGCACCGCGCCCGACAGCTTGTGCTGCAAGGGCCGCTTGCTCGGCAGCCGTGGCCCCTGCGGCGATCTTCGCGCCCGCTAGGCCCTTGCCAGCCAGACCGCCGATACCTGCTGTGGCGAACATGCTGCCGACCTGACCACCGACTCCAGCGACCTTGGCAGGGATGCCTTCAGCGTAGATCGGGTTGACAGGTGCCACGTCTTCCAAGAGGCCGCGCACACCTTGCCCGGCACCTCGGATCTCTTCGATTCCTGTGAGGGCACCGACGCCCTCGATTGCGCCGGGAACGACTTCGCCGAACCCGCGAGCGGCGGACCCGAGTGTGCTGGTGATGACGTTCTGGCCCGTGTCATCGGGCTGCTGCATGAAGCTCTGAAACACCGCCAGCTTCCCGCTGTTTGACAGGCCCGTGTACTCCTCGTCGGCTGCGAAGGATCGCTGGAAGAACTGTTGTTTGAGGGCGAGTTTTGCCTGCGGAGAAAGAGACTGATACTCTTCGTCGCGGGTGATGTCGTGCCAGTTTGCCATGGCTACTTAGTAGTTGCTGGAAGATATTTATCCATAAGTTTTGATCCAACGATGCGTTCCTCCGGGGAGATGTCCAACCGTTGGTCTATCGGAGCTTTGACGAGGTTGCGCTTCTTGAGGAACTCGTCCGCCCATGCTTCCGCGAGTTCGCGGTTGTCCACGCCTTGAAGCCCGGTACGCTGGTTGCCGGACTCGACGAAAGCGACCTCACCGGGCCGCAGCCCGATTTTTGCCAGGGCGTAATCGCGTGCTCGGACAGTGCCGGAGAGCGGTGTGCTGCCAGCGACAGGACCGATGGCCGCGAGGGTGCCATCGTCTACAACTGGGTCGTCGTTCAGAATGGCGCGAGCGATGGCTTCGAGATCCGTGGTTGTGGTGCCGGGGAGGGCGCGGTCAGGATACACCTGTGCGAGTTTCTGCTGCAATGCCTCCTTCTGCTGGGTCCATTGCTCGCCAATCGCCTTCTTCTCGGCAGCGACATCCTGCACCTTCGTGCTGTTGAGTTGCGCCAAGTATTCGGGGATCTGGCTGTAGGGGACGTTGGCCGGGATGGCCTGCGGCGCGGGGGGGGTGGCCACGGGTAACGCGGCAGGCGGGGGTGGCGTAGCACCGGAAGCGCCAGCCGCGTTGCCCTTGGCGACATCGCCTACGATCTGTTTCTGGGTGCCGGTCTCCACTGGTTTGAGGAAACGGCCACGAAGGATGCCTGCGCGTTGCTGGTTGATTTGCCCCAGCTCGTCCATCTTGGCAACGTAGGCATCGTAGCCTTCTTGCCCCTCCGAAGGCTCTAGCCCGAGGTTCCTCTTCCGCATCCTTTCAAGATCATCTTCGAGGAGGCTTGCATACTTGTCCATGTCGGCGAGGCTGTCGCCGCGACCTTTCGCGGATGCCCGCAGCTCGGCAGCGGTCAGCGGGTCGATGCGACCCTGCAAACCTTCGAGTGCGGCGCGGGGGACCCCCGCCTCCACCAACCCGATGCGCAGCTTCATGTCTTCCTCGTCCGCCTGAGCGTCGTCGAAAGCGTTGTTCGCGCCCATGCCTGCTTCAATATTCTGGTAGAACTTCTCACGGGCGGTGGGCGACAGCTTGTTGGCGAGCGACCGTGACAGCACGGCGTCCGAGTAGCTCGGCCCCCGCTGCTGCATCTGCTGATACCGCATGATGTCGCCGTAGCGGCTCGACCCGGCCATCGCGGCGTCGGGGTTCTGCCGCACGAACTCGTCGGCAGCAGCCTCGGCCTGACCACGACGCTCGATGTCGGCGAAGTCCTGCTCCAGCTTCATCTGTGCCGCTTGCGTGATGCGGTCGTTCTGCACAGCCTGAGCCATACGTGGGCTACTCGCTCCACGATCTTCGGGAAGCCCGAACATCTGGAACAGCGGGCGGCGGGAGATACCGAGTTCTTGGAAGGGGTCAGCCATTATCGTAGAGTTGGGATGTTGGTTCGACCGAATACGCCGCTGACCATGTCAACAGTAGCTCGTGCTCCGCCACGGGAAGATTTAGCCTCGTCGTTGAGGAAGTTGTAGGCGCGAACCATGGAAAGGTCCGCCGATGCCATGTCGCTGCCGTCCTCGAACAGCCACGCACGGATGCCAGCACGAAGGGCGGAGATGTTGCCGGGGATAACCCAATCGGTCTCAGCGACGACAGGGATGTATCGCCGCTGGCAGATGACTCGAATAGCCTGCTCCGCTTCGCCGGTCTTGTAGCGACGATACATGGGTCGGGTCTCGTTGGGCTGGTACTCAGCGATTTGGGTTTCGGTCGCGCCGTCCCACACTTTCAAGTAAACACGGTTGGAGGTCGCTGGCTTCTGAGCGCCCGTCACCTCGGAGAACTGCGCCGTGGTGGCGACGTAGGGGGCGGCGAGCGTCACGTTCACGCCCTCGTTGCCCGAGGAGTCGTAGATCACGTCGCCGTTCTCATCCTTGCCGAACAATCGGACCACATCGCCGTCGTCGGCGGCGGAGGAGTAAACACGAATCACGCCAGCCGTCTCGATGTTGACCTGCGTGGCGAAGCCGTCGCCCATGTCCATGAGCTGACCGGGCCACTTGTAAGTTTCGTCGAACTCGCCCGGACCCTGCTCCACATACTCGTGGAACTGCGTGAACACGGGTGCGGGGCATCGGTCGTATGTCAGGCCGAGCACCGAGAGGTAGTCGTAGGGAAGTGTGATGAAGCCCGTCGAGGAATTAAACACCGTCGAGACGATGCTGCCCTTCCACTTCCCCGAGGTGATGAGACGCTCGCGCACCTCGTTGAGGATGCGAAGGAACTTCGGATCGTTCGGGTCATCGACGTTGATGAGGTCGTAGAGTGCAGCGCGGGCGTCCGCCAATGTGGTGCGTGTGTCCATTAAGAGGCGAAGCGTTGGCGTGGGGTTTGCTGACTCGGGGGCTGGTAGCTGCCGCGACGTTGGAGGTTCTCCCACGAGCTTGCGTTACGCTGGTTCTGGAAGTGCTGGTTGAGGCCACCCCCGCCAGCGGAACCCATGTAGTTCTTCTTCATCGGAGTGGATGACCGTTGGGGGCGACGGTTGGGTGTGGGCGGACCCCCTTGGCCTCCGTTGTCTCCCCGCCCCTCTTCGTAGTCCTCGGGGGGCTTGATCTCGTTGATCTGGCCGGAGCCGTAAAAGGACGCACTCTCAATCGGGGCACCGCTGAACTGGCTGGCGGACATGCCAGCGGGCGCGGGAGTGAATGAGGATATGTCGGCGATGCCGCCTGTGTCCAACGCTGTGTAGTTGGTCTGACTGCCATTCCGAAAGTTCGCCATCGCGGCCTGCCCTTGGCGCTGGTAGAGGTCCACAGCTTTGTTACTGCGTTGGATGCTTTCGCGGATTTTGGATGCCCAGTCTTCGGCCATATTAGGTCATACCTTTCGTGGATTGGATTGCCTTCCGGCGAGCGAGAAAGCGCTTCATTTTCTCCGGCTTGCCGAACTCGTCGATAACGGTGGCAGCGGGTCGCGCTTCGCCGGGTTTCAGCATCTTCACTGAACCCTTGCCGTAGCTTGACTGAACTTCGCTGAGTCGCCCGTCCGTGAATTTGTCCATGCGCCCTGTGGCCGCGTCACGGAGCATCTGGCGACGCTGCGCAGCGGTTACACCTGCCGATACAGCGGGGGTGACGGTGGTTTCGGTGACAGAGAAGTCGGGGCGCAGCTTCTCAAGGTCAACACCAGCGACGCCCGCGAGGGTACCTTTATCTGCACTCGGGGTAGCCGCCTCCTTGGCCTTCACTTCGATGATGTCACCGAATTTGTTCATGCGCTTGCCTGAGTTCTCGCGGTTGTATTTACGCCGGATGTCAGCGAACGAGCCATTCGCTTTCGCGGCGGCAATGTTGCCCTCACGCGTGGGGGCGGACTGCGAAGCGTCGCGCATGTAGTCAGGGCGCAGCCCTTGCTTGCCGATTTGGTAGCCCATGCTCGCGGCGTCCTCACCGATCTCACGGGCGGACATGCCGGGGCGGCGTGGGTCCGAGAACGCGGGAACACCACGGTTCTGCAAAGCGTAGAAAGAGTTCAGGCCCGACATGTAGCGAGGGTTCCTCGGACGGGCGTCAATGCGTCCGGCGGACTGGAAATACTCACGAGGTGTTATCTGACGAGAGCGACCAGCTTCGTCGAAGATCATCGTATCTCTGGAAATGGGCGGAGGCATTCCCCATCATAACGGTCAACAATTATCTGTCACGGGATTTTTCACCAGATAGCCCCTCGATGCTTGCCGAGGATCAGCATGCTCTTCCACCAGTGGGTCGCTTCCGCCTCTTTCAGGACTCTCTCAGCCCACTCTGGCTGGAAGAAGTAAACCTTCACCCGGCCTAGCTTGTGCATCATGCGGGTCATAGCGTAGAGGGGGGCCGAGTCCTGCCTCATCTCTACGAATCGGTAGGGGTACCGCATCGGATCGAGAGACGCCCATGACGAAGACCATGCCTGAAAGCAGCGGTTGATGGTGTCAACTGCCTCTGTCTCCAGCCCACCCATCATTTGCTGATACGCGAGAAGGCACCCAACCCGGATCAAGTTGAGCACCGCTCCGGGATTCTCTGCGAGGAGTTTTCCGTCCTGCGCGGTGGCGACATACTCTTTGGCGCGGGGCTGCCATTCTTTTCCCTGCTGAATATTGAGAAACACCTCGGCGGCAAGCTGTGAGGTGCGCCAGCGGGCCTCAATCTTTTTGTCGTGCATCGGCGGAATAGCGACGTTGGCGACGTTTTGGAGCCAGTCTGCGTACGTCACCTTCCCGTCTAACGCTCGATAGGTCAGCCAGCACTTCGCATGCGCCCGCTGCCCCGCCGAGTATTTCGCGATGTCGGTGTGCAGAGCACCCCATGCCGTGCTGAACTGATCTTTGAGCCCGGTCTGCGAACTGGGGAACAGGCACACAAGCTCATGCTCGAAGTGCTCCTGATCCCACGGCTTCGGTTTGCCGTGATACACGACCACCCCAAACTCGGTAGACTTACCATGCTTCTTATATGACACCACCATCGGAGGGAGGAGGAATCTAACCCTGCCACCCAGCTTCCTCCATACCCACTGCTGGTCTCCCCCCGGATGCTGCATCTCCGACTCAGTAAGGCCGTCAAAAACCTGCTTTCGGGGTTTGCCATCCCACACCATGACTGAGCTGTTGAGGGGGCAGCCACCCGGCTTGAATGCATCCTCCATCGCGTAGAACTCTCCCGCGTCGAGGGAGTCTAACCAGTCGAGATTCTGCACGACGACATCCAAATCGAGGTAGCATACCGGCCCATCGAAGGTGTGATCGAACAACTCCAGCTTCGACCACCAGCCAGCCAGACCACGACTGAGAGGCAGCTTTGGCTCGGTCACGTTGGGGTCGTCTGTCAAGCACACCACAGGTCGCCATGCCTGAGCACGAAGCCGCTCGACGTGTTTGGCGGTGTACTGGCCTCCCGTTTTAAGGACGCATATGATTGTGTGTTTCATGGCAGCGGGGCGAAGATCATATCTCGTCCGATCTTGTCGGCGACGCGGTATCCTTGCGCTTCTACAAAGGTTTTCAGGGCGTCGTTGGAGTAGCCGAACTGAGCGCCGAGACCCTTCATCTCAACAGCGATGACAGGACGGCACCTTTTGATCGTCTCCACCGCGCCCTTGAGCGCGGGAAGCTCGTATCCCTCAACATCGAGTAGCAGGAAGTCGAGCGCCCCGAGGTGGGCATCGTCCACCCTTTTGACAGGAACCCCTTTCTCTGACGCCTGAATCATCGTAGCCCCATAGTTGGTTGCCTCGTGCGGTTGGCGGAAGGTGGACACCCGGCCATATGAGTCACCGATTGCGGAGTGATGAGCTACCACGTTGGGGGCTACCACATTCCTCACAAGGCACTCCCAGTTATCGGGGTCTGGCTCCAACGTGACAACCAAATCGAAGGACCGAGAAAGCTCCTGTGCATAGACGCCGACGTTACCACCCGCCTGAATGCAGGTACGCTTCGATTTGCAATGTTTAAGGTAGGATGGCAGCAGAGCGACTTCTCGCATGACCGCCTCCGCTGTGCGCTGGTCTGCGTCGGGCCAATAGTAGTTGCTGTAGAGCTTCATATCTCAAAGGTGACTGTGTGCTTGTGCTGCAATGCCATAGGTTGCATCGCTTGAAGCTGCGCTCCGAATACGCGAGATTGCGTGCGAAGAGCGGCCAGCTTCCGTTTCAGCGGGTACCCTGCGGCGTGAAGGCAGCGAACCTCGCGGGGGGTAAACGACAGCACGCCCCATTCAACCGCTTTGTGGTAGTAGTTGAACGAGTAGGGGAGGAGCGTGACCGGGATGCCAAGCTCAAGCGCAGCCCGGTTGATGTAGTATTGATCCGTGGTGTCGTGTGGCTTCCACGCTTTCCCCGCCTTCACCTTCGCAGCAATGCTGGATGCCAGTTTAAACACTTCGCGGTTGGTTGGCTTACGAAAGTCCACCTTCATAAGCCCGGTGTTGAAGTAGCGATCACGAAGGAGGCCACCCTCCTCGAAGGGTTGCTGGCAGTCTTTGAAGCAGAACGACTCGGGGTGGAACACGCAAGGGTCATGCACGACAGCCCAGTCAGGGAGCTTCGAGAAGTCAGTCTCCCGGATGACCCAGAGATCAGAATCGAAAAACAGGGTGTCGGCACGCGAGCGCCAGATTTCCAGTTTGGCTGTGAACCCGTTGGCGTCGGATGCGCTGACAACGGTCGTGCGAAGGCCAGTTGCTTTCTCGAACCTTTTGCGGGCTTCGAGGGTGAGGCGTTCGTAGGATGGGGTGGATACGGTCAGACCTATCATCAAGTCAGGCTAGCCTTGGTAGGAAAACCTTTCAACCTTTACTTTGGCTCCCGGCATCGGCTGAACGACAATCGTGCGGGCGTCTCCGCTCTGAGTCACTCCGATGTTGTCCATGCCCCAAGTCCAAGGACGGCGCAGGAAAGGCGAGTCCGCCTCGAAACTGCCTGCGGTGGTGGTAATCATTGGAGGGTGGTCTCAGGTTGCGGTGGCGGATAGATTGTCACGCGCTCGCGCAACCACAAGCCGTTTGTCGGCTGCTGCTTATCCTCGATCACAAAGGGTGACCAATCGGTGAAATTCGTCGCCGGGAACACCGTCTTCGTTGGGTCGCGACCGAGCGGCGGCGTGGCCATGCCGACGCCCGGCACGATGCTGGCACCGGGCACGAGTTCGCGGAACGTGATGTCGCCATGCAGGCATCGCGGGAAATCGACGTTCACTCCGAGGTAGGAGGCGTTCACGTCGGTCGGCACCGGCTGGTCGTGGGTAAGCTCTTGCTCACCCCACGGCGTCTCGGCGAGGAACTGCTCGACCTTGATGACCGACGACACGCTGACCGATGGCCGGTAGCGGTAGCGGGGGAACAAGGATGGTGAGGTCACAGTGGCCGTGCCGTTGTAGGTCGATTGCACGAACGTCGTGGATTGGACGATGTACACGTCCTCAAGGACGGCAGGCCACACATATCCACGGGTGTCGTAGAACGTGCGGAACGGGGTGTTGCGTTGAGCGGGCGTCTTGTTCTTGCCGAAGTAAAACCAGAGATACTGGTCCGTGCGTTCGCAGTGGGTGTAAACGTAGTCCTTAAACCCCTCGAATGTGATTCGTGGTTTCGTCTTCAACCAGTCCGCCGCTGCGTAACGGGTGCCGTAGGTCGGCAACAGCGTCGGTTGGAAATCTTTGGCGTCCTCACGCACCCGGAACGAGAACTGACTCGGGTCGGGTGAGGGCAACAGGTCGAAGTATCCACCTGTTGGGCCGCTGGGTGGCTTCGTGGAGGGCATTAGGCGGAAGTCTCCGGTGGGTTGTTCGCGATGATATCGCCATCCGCCCACGTCGCGTAAAGATAGCGCGGGGTGTGGCCGGAGCCGCGATCAAACTTCCAGTGCGTCCGTTTGAGGAGCGTCTGGCGAAGGGGGGTGTGGGTGATCTCATCGGAGATGGCGGCGGTGACAGAAGTGGACCCAACCTTGACGCCTGTCTGGCCTCCTACCGTCCCCATCGCGGACACGGATAGGCTACCGGGGGTGATGACGACACCGGGCTGACCAATAACAGGGTCGTTGCCAGTAACGGTGGAGCCGTTGTTAAAATCACCAACGCCAGCCCAGCCAGCACCAGTCTGGTTAAAGATGTCGCGGAACTCAGAACTCCACACGTTCATCTCATCGGCGGTGGCGATGATGACCGCTGCGGTGATGTTGGTGGTGAAGTCCACCGCAGCACCTCCCGGAGTGAGGGATGCCTTCAACGTGGAGCCGCTGGAATTGATCGCCCAGTAGATCGTGCCTGTGGTGAGGCCGGAGCCGCCAGCGATGGACTGGAAATAGAACGGCGTGCCGGTGGGGATCGCGCTACCGGCGACAGTGATGACATCTGTAGAGGCGACCCCCGTGACGGGCGAATAGGAGCTGATAGCCCCGGTGAGGGTCACGTCCTCCATCTGAGAGTAGTGAACCCACTGGCGGTTTTTACGGATGAGATAGACGCTTGAAGCAGGCATGGGAATTAGGTGTTGAACCAGCGTGAGGGTTTAAGCCATCCTTTCGGGCCTAGAGCTTTGACGGCAAAGCCCATCGTCCGGGCCTTGGAAGGGCGCATCCCCTCTTCGAGGAGGCGGTCTTCAAAATGCTGGTGGACGACGCCGGGTGGCGGGGGGTTGGGAAGCGTGCCCAGTTGCTCGATGAGCCATGAAGAACCTCCAGCGAGGAGGTCGCAGAGGAAGTCATGCTCCAGAGCCGGGACTTCGGTCAGCCCGTCACGGGTAAATCCGATGAGCCACGCAATCTTCGGAGTGCTGGCGCGGTCGAACTTGTACCCGTAGGGGATCGTGAACGATCCAAAGTCGCGCACCTCGAAGGTCCACGACTCCAAAAGCTCAAACATCGTGCGCCCGAAGAACAGGAATCCTTCGGTGCCGCGAACGGCCCGCACGCGTGGAGGCATCCGGTACTCAGTGGTGCCCATGCCGTCTGTCCTCCTCTTGGTAGTGCTGCTGCGTGTGAACGCTGGCGCGGGCGTAGTCGAACTGGAATTGGAGCGCGGTCTTGCCAAACTCGGAAAACCATGCGTTCTGCTTTTCCAATGTCTCACTGACCTTCTTCAAGGTTTCGCTGTTTTCTACGATGGCTGCTGTGGTTACGGCTTGCTGCGCGAGCCACTTCGTCGCTACCCACCGGAGGATACCGGCGACTGAGAGAAAGAGGACAATGATGGCCGAGATGAGGACGCCGTAGAAGGGCCACTCACCTGCCTCGTTCGGCAGTGGAATGACGCTCTGGATCGTCGTCGCCGCCAACGCCCACATCGCTACGAACATGCCACTGATGTAAGTGACGAGGTCGGGCGGAGCGTGGAGAAGTGCGGCGAGGTGTTTCATACAGGTTCCTCAAAAAGATCGAGAGTAATGAGGGCGGACCAATCTTCGGGGGCGAAGGTTTCGGGCAGTTTAAGCTTCAAACCTTCCGGCAGTCCAAGGTCAATATCGTGGTCGAGGCTTTCCAGTTCGGCCATGAACTCCGGCACCTTGTCAGGCGGGATGCTGACTTGATCCGGTTGATCTTCGATGGGTTGGCCGAGACGCTTGAAGAGCAGGTTGCGCTGCTCGTTGAACAGTTGCAGCTCGGACTCAATGACTTTGGAAATCTTCGCAAGCCACAGGCCGGTCTTGGCCGGGACCGTGGAGGCAAGGACTCGTTTGAAGGAGTCTTGAAAGGACTGATTGACGACGGTGGCGAGGCGGATGGTCATGGCTGTTTGGCTTTGAGGTAGGCGACGACATCGGGCAGGGCGGTGAGGGTTGCCTGCATGGCGGCAGCAGCAGAAGGGACGTTCTGAACCACCTCCCAAAAGGAGCCAGTGGCGGCCTCCGTGCCCGCGTGGTGCATTTCTTTGGACTCAGAATTGCGAGGCACTTGAACGACCTGAATACTCGCGAGAGCCTCGTCGTGAAGATTGGTGCAGATGAACTGCGTGAAGAACCACTCATCAAAGGACTTGGCTTCGGTGGCTGGGATCGTGATAGGTGGCGTGATAGGTGAAGGCATGGCGTTAAACTTTCAGGCAGATTTTGTAGGAAACTCCGTTGATGGTGACAGGCCAAGTGCGATCACTCACAACGGTTTCGGTTGTGACAGCAGTGACGTTTGGGAACGCAATCGCGCCCGCGTTGTCGATAGTCATGCGCGTGGTCAGCGTGTTAGCTGTCGATCCAGTGCTTCCGGTAGGAGCGGTCTGGAAGATCAATGACCCGCCGCCGCCTGTGCCGGTGCCGTTGCCGCCTGCGATGGTAAGCGATGCCCCGGCAATATTGGTGTCGGTGCCAGCTCGGGAGGAAGCTCCGCGTAGGGTGTAAGCAGTCGGTGAGGCCGCCCCAACGCCGACTTGAAGTGTGGTCGTTGAGGGGCGGATGCAGGCGAGGGAAGAGCCGGTATCGTAAAGGACGCCGAGGAAGTTGGAGGAGTTCCCGACCTGCGCTCCACGAAGCTCTCCGTTTGAAGGGGATGCGTAAGCTCCATTATTGAAAAACAATGTGCCGCCTCCGGTTACGGTAAAAAAAGCAGTTCCAGCGGGGCTTGTAAGGTCAAGCACCCTGTTTGTGGCCTCGGTGCCAGTAATGACGAGCTTCTCCTCAGTCAGAACCATGCGGTCTGTCGCTCCAGCCGTGCCGCCGAGTACACGAAACAACGTCGATGCGGCGGCGAACTGCCCAGCCGTGGCTGTAACTGCGACATCCATGCCACGATGGGTGGTCCCAGCGCCGCCATTCCACGTTTGCGTGAGACGAAGCCCGGTTGTCGCTAGTGTGCCGACTCCGATTGTCAGCGCCCCCGTCATGGTGTCGCCATCGAGGCGTACCATGCCAGCGGTCCAAGCAGAGCCGCTATGGAGTTGCAGACGCGCAGCGGTCGTGTTCCAGATAGCCATGCCCGCCTGTGGTGACGCAATAGCATCACGCTCGGCGGTGGTCAGGTTGTTCAGTCGAATCCCTGCATGCGTGGTGCCGCTGAATTGCTGGAGGGCGGTGAAGGTGTTCGCGCCGAGAGTCGCCTTGAGATTGAGCGCCGTTTGAAGGTCGGTCTGATTCGACAGAGTGCCTGTGATCGCGCCCCATGCAGTCGAGCCACCTCCACTCCCGCCGCTGTTATTACCAACGGCCACAATAGCCTGTTGTAGCAAGCCGGGGATAGTGGAGTCAAAGGAGTTGCCCCCGATGCTGTCGAGGGCGGTAGTGCGCGCGGCGCTGGAATAAAGGGTTCCTACGTTCATACTCCGTGGATCGCGGTAGCGATGATGAATTGTTGAAGAAGGTCAGGGATGGTGTTGCCCAGAGCCGTCCCTCCGATGCTCGCGACGGCTTCCGTTTGAGCGGCAGCCGAGAATGGGCTTCCTTGAGAAAGGGCAGCGCCCGTGACGCAGGTGGCGACAACCAACTGTTGAAGCAGGTCGATGATGTTCGGTGGGAAAGAGTCACCGCCGATGGCAGTGAGCGCGGCTGTCTTGGCAGCCAGCGAGTAGGGAGTGCCGACGTTTACACCGTTCACATCCCACCTCCTTTCAGCGCCTTGCCGAAGGCTTCGGAGTCCATCTCGACTTCAACCTCGCCGCCTTCGTCCTCTTCGGACTCCATGGCGGTCACAGGTTCTCCTTCGATGGACACAACTTCCAACTCGTTGCCCTTGCGGCGCACGAGCGTAGTGACCTCAAACTCGTCGCCGTCCATCCGGTCTGCGAGGTCGAGGGTTGCTGGAATGGGGATGACGGTCATAAGATGTGGGAAAATTCGTGCGGGAATGTGCGGGTTAGGGGAGTGGGCCAGCCCCCGCACGGGACTGACCCACCGATCTCCATTGAGCTTAGTAAGCTGGGCAGGAGGTGGTCACGACGTTCGGGCAGCGTTTGAAGCGCACGACGTAGCCGTATTGCGTCTTCTTCGGCTTGTAGGCGGCGTAGAGACGGGCGCTGTAGAAGCCGATGTCGTTGTAGGGGTTCGTGTCCTTGTTGGCGATGTTCAGCCAGACAACGTCGCCGTTGAAGCTGACGGTCTTCGCGCTGGTGCCCGCGCCAAAGGAACCTTTGGGGGTGGGCACCTGACGGCAGACCACATCGGGGTGCCAGAGATACATGTCCTCGAACTGCGCCGATTCGTAGGCAGGGTTCACGATGGCCTCATCGCCGATGGTCGTGGCGCTGGCGAGGTAGAACGGACGTTCCACCCAAGCACCGCCGACGAAGTCGTAGCGAGGCATCTTGTTGTCGATGACGTGCATGAAGCCACGGTAGGTGAGGTCGATGCCCCAGCTCTTGAGGAGCGTGGCAGCCTCGGCACCGCGACCGGACTCAGCCCAGCGGAAGTTGTCCTGAATGTCAGTGGCTCCGTTCGTGAGTTGGGAGTTGGCCTCCATGGACATGATCGCAGGGATGATCGGGGCACCCTGACGCATGGCGTAGGGTTCCTCGCCACCGCCGTCCTGAGTGATGCGGCGGTAGAGAACGTCGAGCAGACCTTGGTTGAGGGTGGAGGTCGCCACGACAGCGGGCATAGTCGTGCCGCCAGTCGTCTCGGAGAGAGAGCTGTTGAACACGATCTTGTGACCGGCGTTCTGGAAGAAGAGCGCCTTGTCGCGAGCCTCCCACGCATCGACCACGTTCCCCACGAAGTTGTCGCGGAGGGCAGCGATCTGCTCGGTGGCGTTGTAGGCGGCACGGAGGTCCGTGAAGCAGACATCGGTCGAGTCGATGCGGGTCTGATAGGCAGAGTAGGTGAGCTGGGTCAGCGCGGGGGCGACCACGGTGGGGGTCGGCACGCAGTTGTTGCCAGAACCGTCAGGCGTGGAAACCGCCTGCCAGCCGCCGCCCGTTCCGTTGGAACGCTTGACGATGACAGTGGAGAAGTTGAAGCCGATGCCTTCGGGCAGGACTTCTTTGCGCATGAGGGCGGAGACGCGGCCTTTCACACGGCTGATCTTTTCGATCTTGCCTTGGATACGGGAAGCGTCCGAGATGAATGTTTCGTTGAGGGGGTCAGCAGGCATAGTGGTGGGTGGGTGTTGTTGTGCCCTGCCTGCTCACTTGCGGAGTTTCCCCGTAGTTTGACGCGACAAGGCGAATTGGCCTTTGCGAGTCAGGGGAGGTGTCCTGAGAGTTGAACGCTCCTGTTGTTAATGCCCGCGAAGGTCTCGGGCGCTTTTTACACTTCTGGCGGGAGTCTGTGCTACCTCGGCAACCCTGTCAACTATATTGTTGATCGGAAATGTAGGGAATTGGGGCAAAAGAAAACCGCCGTCGAGTTACAGCTCGACGGCGGCCTATCTTCCTCGTGGTCCAGCCAGACCTGAGACAGGCGCTAGCCAGAAGCCCATTGCTGGGAGAGGTTAAGGACGCTACCGCACCCCCTTCGATGGTCAACCCCTTTTCTTGAGCGCGTCGGCGAAAGCACCTTCATCCATCTCGCCGTCATCCGGCTTCGTGGTGCTGGCACCTTTGTCTTCGACAGCCGGGCGACCTGCCTTCCACGCACTCACGGTCTTCTCCAATTCGGCGATCTTGGCACGAGCTGACATGAGTTCTTTTAGCGCGGGCTTGAACAGCGCAGCCTTCTGAGCCTGCAACGCTTGGCCCTCTGGCGTGGTGTCGATCCTCGCCTCGGCGACCGCCTTGGCGTCGGATTCGTCCTTGAACAGGGAGGGCCACTTCGTTCTGAGCTGCGGCAGGAGGTGCTCGCTCGCTTTGACGAAGTCGGCTTCCGAGGCTTTTGACTGCTCGGTCTTCTGCTGCTCGCGGCTGGTTTTGAGGGACTGCCACGTTTCCTGCACCTTGGCTTCCATCTCCTCGGCTTTCGCGTAGAGGGACGGCAGGCTGTTGGCTTCGAGGATGGCGGCGTCGGCAGCAGCTTGAAGCTCGATGGGGTCAACGGGGGAGTCGGAAGCCTCGGAGGCAGC